TGAAAAGGTAGTTGAAAATATGGAACTTGAGAGCCAATTAAAAAAGGCTAAAGAAGAGATAGAACAATTAAAAGATAGTGCAAGTTTATGGGCTGATGAAGTAGCTAAAAACTATCATGAAACAGGGAATTTGGAAAAAGCTCAAAGGATGACAGGTAGAGAAATAATGTCATATGAGCTGTTAAAAGGAAGGGAGAATATTTATGGAGGAACAATGGACTCCTAAAATAAAAGTCGGTGATCGTGTAAAGGTTAGATTTAATAATGATGCAGTTGGTAGAAGTAAATTTAGAGAAATAAAAGGCAGGGTATTATCTATTACAACATATTTTATACTTATTAAAACAAAAGCGTTTAAAGAGTGCTTTTTAGTAAGTGATATTAAATGCAATAGGGTAAAAATTGAGGTGATAAAGAAGTGTATTTAGATATTTTGGAAAGCAGCACTAAATTAGGGATAGATAATAGAAAATTAATATTGGAAGAAATGGTATCAAAATTACAGGAAGAAGTAACAGAATTAAAAGAGGCTATAAAGAATAAAGACAACATAGATCATATAGCAGAGGAAGCGTGGGATTGCTTACAGTTATCTGTAGAAACATTAGACAAATTAGAAGATCAACATAACATTGATTTAAAGGAATCATTAAGCAAACATCATAAAAAACTAAATAAAAGAGGATGGAAAGCTAAAAAGGCAATATTTTTTCAAGTAGTTTTAAAAGTTTCTGAGATACAAGTTCAGGAAATATATAAATAAATGGAGGGTAAAAAATGGAGAGAAAAAGAATGAATAATTCAATAACAAGATTTGAAGAGGAAAGTCAAGGAATTGAAAGATTTAAAGAAGATGATGGATTTTGTGCATCACAATTATTTGAAGATGATGATGAAAAGAAGATAGCTGAATCAATACTTTCAGCATTGGAAGGTACTAGTATTGATTCAGCTTGGAAAATATTAAATAAATGCAAAACAGCTTTAACACAAGTTACTTTAAATAAAATTATTTAGATTTTTGGTCTAGTATCAGCAGATTTAATTTTTGAAATAATATCTTTGTATCTAGCTAATAATTCTGCAGGAGAACCATTAGAAAAATTAAAAGTATTTTTTAAGTAGAGCATTGCTAAATCATGATATTTTTCTTCTGATGACGGATAATTTCTAGATGATACTATATCACTCATATGTAACACCACCTTTCAAGTGGTATTATTCTACAAAAATGTAAAGAATCCTTGAATTTAAAAAATAAATAGAGAAATGGAGAGAAAAAATGATGAATAAAAGTGAAATAACAAATGTTGTTAATATCCTTATTGAAAGAGAATTAAGTTATTCTCAAGCAGTCGAAACAATTGAAACAGTTCTAAAACAATTAAAAAATTATAAAATACAAAATACTAATAAGGAAAGTACAGAATTAGGCAATAAACCAGAAGTCAAAAATATTGTAAATATTAACTTAGATACTAAGAAGATAAGCAAAGAAACAATTTTATCAAAAGTTCACAACAAAATAAAAAAAAGTAGATTTAAGTCAAGTATCTGTAAAAGATTTAGCAGATGAATTAGTTAAACGTAAAGATTGTGTAAGAGAGTTAGTACCGGAACCTTACCAAAAATATAGTATTTCAATAGAGAAGAATGGTACTATAACAGATTTAGGACCAGCAACAATTTTGGTGATTATAGATTAACTTTTAAAATCGGGAGAATTTATAATGAGCGACTTTGAAAAAGAAACTAAATATCAAGATAAATTTATAGGTCAAGCTTTTGGATTAGTGGTAGGAGAAATATTAGATTTTTTTAGAAATACATTTAGATATTTTAAGTATTTAATTAAATTATAACATGAAATAAAAATGTGAAGTTAAAAATTGAAAGTGAGGAAGTTAATATGAATAACTTAGAAAATAGTATAAAGGATTGTATTACAAAGGAGATTGAAAAAGGGATTATAGAAAAAGTAATTGCAGAACAATTAGAAAAGTGCATTGAAAAATCAATAAGTGATATGTTTAGTTGGGGTGGAGATGTAAAAAAGGTTGTAGAAGAAAAAGTAAAATCAGTTATGATTCCATATTTAGAAAACTATGATTACTCACAATATATAACAAAGTTAGATAGTGTTTTAGTTGATGTTTTAAAAAGTAGTGCTTTAGATAATAAAAAAATCCTAGAAAACTTTAAAGAATTAATGACCAGTGAAGATATTAAAGAAGCAATTAAATTAAGTGATATATTTAAACAATGGACAGAATATTGTAAGGAAACTATTGATAAAGACAATATAGATATGGATTATGAGGGTGGTTATATAACTACAAGTTTTGAAGTAGAGGAAGTTAGTAATAGCTGGAGCAGTTATAAAACTTATATGGTTACATTTGAGTGTGAAGAAGATGAAGAGTTAAAGTTTGAATTTAGTATACATGCATGGAAACCAAAAGCAGATAGTAAATATATTAGCAATTATAAAAACGGTTGTGATTTAAGAAGCTTAAGATATTTAAATGATTTTGAAATACTAATGATGAGAATAAGTGAAGGCTATGAAAATATAATCTTGGATAGCGAAGGAGATAGTGAAGATACATTTATAGAATATGAAGAATAATACACAATTTGAAATAAGGAGGGATAGATAATAGATAAAGATACGATTTTAAAAATAATGACATATTTGGAGGATGAGAATAACAAAAGGAAAGAAGAAATTTATAAATTAATGGGTGATGAGAATTATCCTATAGAGAGAATAAGAGAATTACAATTAAAGAATTGTGGTATAGGAATAGCTAGAGATATAGTGCAAAGTTTATATAGAAGTTTACCATTGTTAGAAATTCATAAACAAAATATTTAAAGATAAAAAAGAACCGGAATCTAAATTAAAGGTAATGGAGTGAACAATATGAGACATAGGTTAAAAACTCTTCCTAAATATTTCAATGCAGTGTGCGATGGTAAAAAAACATTTGAAGTAAGAAAAGATGATAGAAATTTTCAAATTGGAGATAAATTGGTACTTGAAAAATATGAAAATGGAGAATATCAGTATGCAAATTGTGAAGTGGAAATAACTTATATTCTAGGAAGAAATGAAGACGAAAAAATATTTGTTCCAGAAGGATATGTGATTTTAGGAGTTAAGTAATAGGGCAATATGAAATTTATGCGAGGAGGGTAAAATTATGAAAAGATTAACTAAAAAAGTGATAGGTTGTTTTGGGTACGATTTAAAAGAACATAATCATGAAATAGGTGAGTTTGATACTTATAATGCTTTCTTTAATTATAATATGGCAGTAAGACAACTTGGGAAATATGAAGATGCAAACGAGCCAAAACCCATAGAAGAATGGGGCGAAGATTATGGAGATTGTTTGTGGTGGAGTTTCCCGATAGAAGAACCACCGTATTGTGGAACACCTTTAGATTGTAATTTTCCTAATCATGTTACACATTTTACAAGACTTATTTTACCAATGGAATCAGAGAATTTAAAATAGTACTTCCATGAGTGAAATTATTGTGATAGGAGGTAAGTATGAACACAAAAATCAAATGGCTTTTAGACAATGGTTTTAAAGAGGATTGGTGCATTTATAGAAAAACAATTATATATACTTACAAAGGCTATAGTTGGACTATAAAGGAAACAAAAGAAGTACCATTAAGCACATTAATGACTTATAAAAGATTTTATGATGGTTATATAAGTGAAAAAGAACTAGATTTAATTATGTCATAATTCAAATATATTAAGGAGGAATTTATGCTAAAGTACATTTGCAAATATATGGAGCGTAAAAATGGGAAATATGTATGTTCCTATAAAGACAAGGATATTGAATTTATAAATGAAGGAATAGTAAATAGGAAAGCTTTGATTTGTCCTAGTGATGTTAAGTGTGAAAATGGTGTTCCTGTATGTTTTATATTAGAAGATTAAGTTTTTAATATCACATTGCAAATATAGGGGGGTATAAAATAAATAGATATAGAGTTGAATTTAGAATAGATAGTAAGGATTATTTTAGAAAAGATTGTAATGAAAATCAATTAGAGGAAACTAAGCAGCTTATTAAAGAGATTAAGAATGAAGAAGAAACAGGTAAATGTTACTATAGAAAATTCCCACTAAGAGAAAGTCAGAAAATATATTTTTAAATATTAAGACACAATCCAAAGATTAAATTCAGAGAGGTGTTAAATATGTTTTTAGTACAACAATATTATTTGCTTGATGGAGAGGTTAAGGCACGCACATACAGTATATGTGAAACACTTAAAGAAGCTTATAATGATCAAGTTGAAGTATATAAAGAACTTCCAGAAATGTTTATAATTTTTCCAAGTATACCAAGTGAAATAAAAGATGAATTTCTAAAATTTATTTTAAATAAAAATAAAGACAAAAATATACTAACAATAATTTAGTTCATAATTCAAAAAGAAAGAGAAGAAGATAAATGTTATATAAAGAGGATTTTGAATCTTTAAAGTTATTAGCAAAAAATATTGAAATTTATGCTAAATTAACTGAAAAAGATACCGTAAAGGAATTAATAAAAGAGATGAAGGAACAGTTAATTATTATTGAAGAGTTTTATAATTAATTTACAATTGATATTTGTAAAGAATTTTTGAATACATCAGATTCAAATAAATAACATGAAATTTTTATAACATAAATGTTTAGAAATTAAGGGGGAATTTAAAGATGATGGAGGCAACACCAAAATTTGATGAAGAATTTAGAAAATGGGTGATTGATATTAAAACAGATGATGGAGAAATAATTCCAGTAGGCAGGACAATAAATAAGGAAATAGAGTTATTTCAAATATCCAAATGGGATAGTAAAGAACAGGCTGAGGAATGGATTAAGGCAAGACCAGCAATATTAGTTTTACAGGAGTAGTTGTTATGTTTGAAAGTGACAAATCAAAGAATGAACAACTTTCATTTTTAACAAATACTAAAGAAACTATAACTACTAAGAATGATTATGACCTAACTATATGTAATAAATGTCTTTGTGACAGATGCAAATATAGTGTTGAAATTTATCCGTTTTTAGATAGTGAAGAATGCAAAGAAGTTAATGGTAAAAGCTGCTTTAATTGTGATGAATGTTATTACTATGGAATGGATGATAAAAGTCTAAGTAGAGATAAAGTTAAATTTAAATGTAATAAATTTAAAATGTCAAATTACTATTTAGAGCTTCAGGCTAAAATAAGAAGAAAAAGTTTTAAAATAATTTAGTTTATAATACTAAAATTTGAGTAAAGGAAATGGGGAAATGTTGAGTAAAAGTGAGTTAAATAAGATACGACAGACTGCAGAATTATTAATGGATGAAGATATAATTAAACAAGACAGAGATAGTGTAAATTACATTTTAGATTGCTTTAAACTTCAAAAAATTGGCCCAAGCTATATTTTTGAAGTTTTAAGAAGAGGTTATTTACTTGAGTATGAAAAACTTGAATTGACCGTTAATAACGAAACTATAATTCTTGAAAATGATGGTGAAGAGCTATCACTCTATAAAAAAGTAATTGAAAAAATTAATTAAAGTTAAGAAGGTGTAATATGTTTGATAAAGCAGAAAAACATAAAGTTATATGTGGGGAGCTTAATGAAATTTATAAAAATAAGAATCATGACTATGGGGATAGTTTTGGAGAAACTTATAAGAAATTAGGAATTATATCTGCAGTTACAAGAATAACGGACAAAGTAAATAGATTACAAAGTTTAGCTATTAAAGAACAAAAAGTTAAAGATGAATCCATAAAAGATACGTTAAAAGACCTTGCAAATTATTCAATAATGGCATTAATAGAATTGGAGGAATATTAAAACATGGATTCTTTTATGAAGGAAGTAATACCAGCAAAGTTTCCTCGACCTAACCCACCAGCAAGAACTATATTACAGCCAGCTGACTACAGTTCTTTAAAATCTAAACATAAATTAATTAGTAAAAAGGAAGCTATGACAATATATAAAAATAGTTGTATTGAATATGTGAATGAACAAATAAAAAAAGGCTGTAAAAACAAGCAAATGAGAATAGAATTACAAAGAGAATATTTATATGATGAACTATTAGAAGAAATAAAAAGAGAATATAATATTGCATTTGAAACTGAAAAATATATTTGTCTATCATTAAATAAAGAAAGTTTTAAATATGATGAATCAGGAAATATAACAAAAATAATAGAGGAGTGAATAAATGTGAAAATAATACCTGGTAAAATAAAATTCGGAGATCAATTAAATTGGTTTCAAATAATTGATAAAAATTTAAAGTAAAAATTAAATATATGTTTCATTAAGTACCTATAGGTATAGGTGGGGGCACATTTGTACCTATACTGTACTACAATATTAGTTAAGTAATACAGGGAGGATATGCAAAATGTCATATGTAGATGAACTTTTAGATAGAGCATTTAAAAGTGCAGTAAGCAAGATTTGGGCAGATGCTAAACCTGGAATTAAATATAGAAAAAGGGTTAGAAACAGAAATAAATTATATAAAATTAGACTTCAATCTGGAATGGTTAAGAGAATAAAGAAGGGTGGTAGGTAGATGAACAAAGTTGTTTTAATTGGGAGATTAACAGCAGATCCAGAGTTAAGGTTTACTCCTGGTAATGGTACTGCAGTAAGTAGAATTATTTTAGCAGTACAAAGAAGATATAAAAAGGAAGGACAAGAAGAAGCGGACTTTGTTCCAGTTGTTATTTGGGGCAAACAAGCGGAGGCTATAGCTACACATCAAAAGAAAGGTAGACTAATAGCAGTAAGTGGAAGAATTCAAACAAGAAATTATGAGGCTAAAGATGGTACAAAGAGATATGTAACAGAAGTTATAGCTGAAGAAACTAAGTTTCTTGAATGGGGTAAAAAAGAAGAAAATATTGATTCTGAAAATGATTTTGGAGATGAAATAGTTCCGGTAGATGATGGTGATATACCATTTTAAAAAATAGAGAGGGGTAATGTTATGGAATATATAAAAGAAGTAAATATAAATGAGGCAGTGGTTCATATATTGGATAACAATAGTGAGGAGCCAGTATTAAATGAATATCAATTAAGGTTAGATGATGAATCCTATAGATATGTATTAAAGCACATAGAAAAATGTTTAAAAGATGAAGAATTAAAATATGCAAAATTTAATGGAGAAAAAAGTGTTGTAAAGGAAGTTTCACAAGAATATTTAAATGGTCAAAATAATTTATTAGATGTGTCTAAAGAATTGGCTAGACAATTCTTTGTGTTAATGAAAGGTAATGACAATATATCTTCATGTGATTTAATGATAGTTTCTATATCAACAGAATATGGCCCAATGTTAGCTATATTAAAAATGGATTATATTATAAATTATATTCATGTAGTTAATATGGTAAATGATAAAGTAGGTATAGATATTGTTCCAGAATGTACAGGATTGCCTGCAAGTGCTAAGAAGATACAAAAGTGTGCATTTATAAAACCTATAAGAAAAGACCAGGAATTTAATTTAATGGTTATAGATAAACAGAAAAGAATTAAAGATAGTGAAGAATATGGATCTAATTATTTTATAAATAAATATTTAGGATGCAGCATAATAGAAAATGAAAGAGATTCTACAAAGAATTTTGTACAAGCTACAGAAAAGTGGGTTAAAACTAATCTCAGCGAAAATGCAGAGGCATCAGAAAAAATAATAAGAACAGTAAACAAAGTATTAAAAGAAAAAGATACTATAGATATAAAAGAAGTATCAAATGAAATATTTGGAGAAAACGAAGATATTAAATTAAATTATAAAGGCTTTATTGCTGAACATGGAGTAAAAGATAAAATATGGGTAGATAAAGAATGGGTAGATAAAAAGATAAGAAAAATAAAAATAAAAATAGATAATAATATTGATTTATATATAGATGAAGAGACTTACAATGATCCTTCAAAATTTGAAGTTAAAAATATAGGAGATGGATCTGTAAATATCATGATTAAAAATGTTTATAATTATATGCAAAAATAGGTACTGAATAAGAAAGAAGGTGATTCTTAAGGTGATGATTAATTATGGTAGATAAACAAAAGTTAAAAGAAAAAATTACAAATAAAGTAGGAGAACTTATAGACGCAACAGATAAGGTAGGAAATATAAATTTCTTTGAAATAAACATAAAACATTCAGAAAATCAATTAATGGTAGAACTTAAAAATAAATATAAAGAAAAGGTATAAATATAGTTAAATAAAAGGTATTATTTAGGGTTGAATAATACCTTTTATTTACATAAATCAGGTGTTATTTTTTTAACAAACTAACCTTTAAAGTAACATTAAAATTTAGCCAATATTACTAATCAAAAATAGCTAAAAATTTCAATCCAATTGAGAATATTATATAAAAAAATAGATTGTATAGAAAAAATTAAAAAAATTAAGTTTTAAAAAGAAAACATAATAAAATTATAAAAAAACACTATGGTAACAAAGTTAATACTTATGTAACCAAAAACAATAAAAATATATAAAAAAATATGCTAAATGATAATAAATCAATAAATTTATGTAAAAATATAACATTTCAAAATACAAATTTATAAAGCTAGTATTATCAACGGTTTAAGCTATGCTAAAGAAAGGAGATGAAGTTATAAAATAAATGGAAGAAATTTACAGCATGTCAAACGCAAAAATATCTGAAAAGGAACAAAAGGGAAAAAATAACATTGATAAAAACGAATTTAAAATTATAAAAAAAGCACCAAAAAAGTACAGAAAATATTTAATTGAATTTATAGAAGTATCATCTCAAGAAGAAAGAAATTTAAAATCTAAAAGTAAATCAACTATAGATAGCTATTTATTAGATATAGTACAATTTTTAAATTTTATAAATTATAAAGATAAGGAATTATTAGATATAACTTCTAGAGACATAGAGTCATTTAAAAAATCCTTATTAAATAAAAATAGACTTAAAGTAAAAACAGTAAATAGGAAATTAACAGCAATAAATCAATTTTTAAAAGCAAATAATATAGATATAATGGTTAAGCAATTAGTAGAGCAAAAGCAAAATTATCTAAATAATATTTTAAATAAGGAAGAAATAGAAAGGATGTTAAAATGCTGTGAATCTAAAAGGAATAGAGCTATTATAAGCACCTTATATCTTACAGGTGTAAGAGTATCGGAGTTATTACAATTAACTGTGCATGATGTTAATAAAAAGAATATTAGTATCAAGGGCAAAGGTGGAAAATATAGAGATATATTTGTAACTAAAAAATTAAATAAGGTATTAAATGATTATCTAGAAGTAAGAAAAGAAGATCCTAGCGATAAATTGTTTATTGGCATTAATGGACCATTAAAAAGGAGAAGTATAAACAGAATTATAAAATCATATGCAATTAAAGCAGGAGTTAAAAAGAGTAAAGCACATCCACATAATTTTCGTCATGTATTTTGTAAGAATCTAGCAGATAAAAAAGTAAGCATTGAAATAATTGCTGATCTAGCCGGACATACAGATTTAAATACTACAAGAATATATACCAAACAGACTAAAGAAGAATTAATAAATATTTTAGAGGATATGTAAAATGTAAAATTAGTAAATGCAACGTAATATAACTTATGTTGCATTTATTAAGTTCAAGGTGTATAATAATAATATAAAATGCAACATAATTTAATATTATATTATTAAATCTAATGCAACATAATTTATGGAGGTATATATTATGTTAAAGGTGTTTAAAGATTATTTAATTAAAGAAGGTAAAAGTGTTAATACAATAAATACATATACAAGGCATGTACGTGGATATATAAACTGGTTTAAGGATACAACAGGTGGAGAAATAAATAAATTATATAGATCTAATATATTAGAATATAAATCTTATTTACAAAATATAAAGCAAGATAGTGCTAAAACAATAAATAATAAATTTAGTGCTTTAATAAAATTGAATGAATTTTTGATAGAAAAAGGAATACAAACAGATGTAGTAATAACTAAGAAAGACTTTATAAAAGTCCAAACACAAGTAGCAAGTTTGGCCACAGTATCTAAAAAAGATGTTGAGGCATTTAGGCAAAAAGTTTTAGAATATGAAGGAATAAGAAATTATGCTATAGTTACAATAATGGCTTATGGAGGACTTAGAATATCAGAGTCCTTAAATTTAAAAATGAATAATATAAATTTAACTTCTAAAGAACTAATAGTTAAAGAGGGAAAAGGGAATAAAGAAAGAATAGTTTATATAAACTCTAAGATTATAGAATCAATAAAGGAGTACTTAAAAGAACGTAAACGAGATAATACAGATTATTTGTTTGTAAGTAATAAAGGCGGTAAAATAGATAGAACTGTAATAAATAAAGTTTTTAAAAAGTATTCAGATAAGATAATACCACGTACACTTAGACATTTTTTTTGCAGTAATGCTTTAGAAAGTGGTTATAGTGTACATGAGGTAGCTAATCAAGCTGGACATAGTAATATTCACACAACTTTAATATATACAAATCCTTCAAAAGAAAAAATGAAAAATAAAGCAGAATTATTATAGTAAATATGTATGTATTTATTTAATAATATGTTGTATAATATATTGTAAATAGGCTGACCGAGCAACGGAGGCACTATTCCATAATAGGAGTAGTGCCTTTTTGTATTTTTTTGGGGGGAATTATAATGAATAGTTATAAAGATTTAATGAAATTAATAGAAATTCATGAAGAGATTTTAGATTCTTATAAAGAAAGCCTTAGTAAAATTAATGGATTTTTATTATATAGTGGTGCTCCTGAAGGATATAAAAAAGGAACAAGTTATGTTGATGCAGATTGTATACACGGTGGTAAAAAGTTTCTTCATCCAGATATGATGGAAAATTTAGCTTATGGAACTGAAGAAATTAAAAATATGATTAGTAAGGAAGAAGATATATTAAAAGGTTTATATATAACTAGAAAAAATATAAAACATAAGCTTAATGGATTAACTGGAATAGAACATAAAGTTGCTTATCTTAAAGAAGTGGAAGGATATAATCTTATTCAAGTAGCTTGTAAATTGGGAAAATCATATGATTATATAAAAGAAATAAGTTCAAAAATAAAAAAATATAGAGAAAATACAATATCCCACTTCTAACCCACTTTGAAATCTAAAAAATGATATATAATATTAATATGGATAAAAAAGCATTCAGAATAAATATCTGAGTGCTTTTTTTATGTAGAAATTTAATTAGAGGTGAGTTGTATGAAAATAGGAAAGATATTAGAAGTGCAGCAACCTAATAAGCATAAGACTTTAAAAAATAATAAATTTAATAAAAAAAATAAAAAGAATGAAGAAAACAAGGAAAAACTTTTGTTTTCTGATGTTGTAAATCTTATGAAGCATGATAGTCATTATAGAGGGAAAAAAGGGAGAATAAGGCAAAGAACATGGGGAGATTAATTCAAGTTACTTAAAAATAATTATGTAGAGTAAATTCAAAAGTAAACCTATTGTAATTAGCGAGGTGGTGGTATGGCAAGAGCAAGGAGCCCAAATAGAGATAAGGCCTTAGATATATACATTAAAAGTAATGGTAAATTAAAACCAAAACAGATAGCTGAAATGTTATCAAAGACAGAAGAAAAACCAGTAAAAGATTCTTTGATTAGAAAATGGAAATCACAAGATAAATGGGATGATATTTTGAATGGTACGTTACCGTTACCTAATAGTAATGTTGTGTATAATCCCAATAATAAAAAACATCCTGAAAAAGCACGTTGGGGAAATACAAGTAGTATTGGGTATGGAGCACCAATAGGAAATTTAAATAACCTAAAACATGGAGCTTATCAATCCCTTTATGTTGATAGATTAAGTCCTGAAGAAAAGGAACTATATGAAAAGGCTAGTCCAGAACCGACATTTGATGAAGAGATAAAATTATTAAGATTAAAAATTGCCAGACTTTTAAATCGTGAAAAAACATTCTTTTACGATATGTTTGGCAAAAAGCATAAGAAGGACATTACTGAAGAGAATAGAGAAACTGGTATATTGGCATGCATGGATCAATTACGAAGGCTTATAGAAAGTAAAGCTAATATGGCTGGAGACACTGAAAAATTAGCTATGGAAAGAGAAAAGATTGAATTTAATAAATATAAAACTGATATAGAGTTAAGATTAAAGCAAGACAAGTTTGCTTTAGAAAAAGCTAAAGAAAATGGGGATGAATTGAAAAATGTAAGTGATGGATTTATTGAGGCTTTAAATGGTACATCTCAGGAGGATTGGACAGATGAAGAAGAAAACTAAAGCAGTATTTAAATTCAAACCATTTTCTAAAAAGCAAAGGAAAGTATTGAATTGGTGGACAAAATCCAGTCCAGTAAAAGATGCAGATGGAATTATAGCAGATGGAGCAATAAGAAGTGGTAAAACTGTATCTATGTCTTTATCATTTGTTATGTGGGCTATGGAAAGTTTTGATAGCCAGAATTTTGCTATGTGTGGTAAGACAGTTGGAAGTTTTAGACGTAATGTATGGTTTTGGCTTAAAATAATGCTTTTAAGTAGAGGATATAGATATAAAGATCATAAAACAGAAAATTATATAGAAATATCTAAAAATGAGAAAACAAATTTTTTCTATATTTTTGGTGGTAAAGATGAAGCTTCACAAGATCTCATCCAAGGAATAACTTTGGCTGGGATTTTTTTTGATGAAGTTGCACTAATGCCTGAAAGTTTTGTAAACCAGGGAACAGGTCGTTGTTCTATAGATGATTCTAAGTATTGGTTTAATTGTAATCCAGATGGTCCAATGCATTGGTTTAAAGTAAATTGGATAGATAAATCAGTTGGATATCTAAGTAAGGAACAGCAAAGTCATCTTATTTCAAAAAGAATAAATTTAAAAAATATATTGTATTTACATTTCACTATGGATGATAATTTATCTTTATCGGAGAAAATTAAACAACGTTATAGAAATGGATATGTAGGTGTATTTTTTAAAAGATATATTCTAGGTCTTTGGTCTATGGCTGAAGGGGCTATATTTGATATGTGGACAGAAGAAAATGAAATTACAGAACAAGAGTTACCTTTATCTTTAAAACAAACTGCAAGAAGATATATTTCGATTGACTATGGTACAACTAATCCAATGGTTTTTTTAGATATTTATGATGATGGAAATATCATATGGGTAACGAGGGAGTATTACTATGATAGTAAAGTTAAGATGATACAAAAAACAGATAAGCAATATGGTGATGATCTAGAAGAATTTATAAAACAAGGACCCCGACCAGTGGCTATAATATTAGACCCAAGTGCTGCAAGTTTTAAATCTGAAATGAGGAATAGAGGGTATAGAATAAAGCCAGCTGATAATGAAGTGTTAGATGGAATAAGAATGACTTCTACATTAATAGGTCAACGTAAAATTAAAATTGTTAAAGCTAATTGTAGAAGAACTTTAAGTGATATTTTAAGTTATGTATGGGATGAAAAAGCAGCTCAAAGAGGTGAAGAAAAACCAGTTAAAGAAAATGATCACGGAGATGATGCATTGAGGTACTTTGTAAAAACTGTAATTAGACCTAGAAGATTAGCAAGATAATAAATATAAAATAAGGAGATAGAAATATGGATTATAAAGTAATAGATACTTCTAAAATTATTGGAGAATTAATGGAGGTTTTAATTAAAAATGAAGTTCCAGTAGCTGCATTAGATGATATATTTGATGGGACGAAAAAAACAGCATGTATGAGAGCATACATAAAATGATGAATATATGCACTAATATACACGATTTATTGTATAAATATGCATAAATAACTATGTATATTCATGTAAATGAGAATAGAATTATTAGCAAATAAAAAAGCGAAGTTGCGGAATGGCTTAATGTCAACATTTATAAAGTGTTATAGTTTATAACTTCGCGAAATGATTATTTAGTCACGAAGTTAAAGAAGGTGATATAAAATTAAAATTTTAGTTACTCTAAGTGTTTTAATATTAGGGTTATTTTTTAGTTGGTGTTTATTTCTTAAAATTGGAATAAGTAGTCAACGATTAGAATGGAAACCAATTGAAAAAGATAAAAATTATTATTTTGTAAAAGTAAGTTTGATAATAGGTGATTTAATAATATATTTACTTGCATTTGGAATTTTATTCGCTTTTGTATATAGCCTTTTATGGTATTAAATATTTAACAAGAAAGGAGGTTTAGTAAAGTGGGTAAAAAGAAAAAATATAATAAGGATTCAAAAGTAAACTCTAAACCTTCATTAAAGAAAAATAAAAAACCTTCAAGAGGAATTACTACAGATGCTTTTGCTAATGTGTTAGCTAGGTTAGGTGCAGGGACACCGAATTTACTAGAAGGTACAGATTACCCAATGACCAGGCTTACACAAAACTTTCAATTAATGAATAGCCTTTATAGGTCACACTGGATAGTAAGAAAAGTCATTGACTGTATACCAGAAGATATGTGTAAGAATTGGTTTACTATAAAATCACAGTTAAAACCAGAAGCATTGAAAAGATTTGATACATTGCAACGTACTACAAGAGTTCAAAGAGATATATTAGAAGGGCTTAAATGGGGACGTTTATATGGTGGTGCAGGTGCAGTAATCATTATAGATGGCCACGAAGACATATTAGACCAAAAATTAGATTATGATATGATACTTCCCGGGAGTTTTAAGGGGATGATCATAACTGATAGATGGTGTGGATTAACTCCTGGAGAAGAGATTATAGAGGATTTAAGTGATCCGGATTTTGGACTTCCTGAATACTATTATTGGAGTACAGAAACAGGAGATAATGTAATAGTTCATCACAGTAGGGTGCTAAGATTTATAGGAAGAGAGTTACCTAATTGGGAAAAATACGCGGAACAGCAGTGGGGAGCCTCAGAGGTAGAGGTTATTTTTGATGAATTAAAGAAAAGAGATAATACAAGTTGGAATATAGCACAACTTGTATTTTTAGCTAACCTAAGAGTGCTTAAAATGGCAGACTTAGGAGAATTACTTGCTATAGGAGATGAAGAAGCAAAAAAAGATTTATACAATACAATACAAGCACAAAATTGGTTAATGTCTAATATGGGAATGTATATACTAAATGAAAAAGATGGATTTGAAACACATCAATATTCATTTAGTGGCCTAAATGATATATACGAATCATTTATGTTAGATGTAGCTGGTGCTGCTGAAATACCAGTTACGCGTTTATTTGGAAGAAGTCCAGCAGGATTTAATGCTACTGGTGAAAGTGATATGAAGAACTATTATGATTTAATAGAACAAAAACAAGAATCTCAATTAAGACCAGTACTGGATAAATTAGTTCCAATAATGTTTATGTCAGAATTTGGGGCAATACCAGATGATTTAGACTATGAGTTTAATTCTATAGGATCACCTTCTGAAAATGAATTAGCTGATATTGTAGAGAAGAAAACTAATGCTATTATAAATGTGCATAATGAAGGATTAACAAGTCAAAAGACTTCTTTACTAGAATTAAGAGAAATGAGTAAAAGTACTGGAATGTTTACAAACATTACAGATGAAGATATAGAAAATGCTGACGATGACACAGATCCAACTGGAGATATGCCAAGCGAAAGTAGTCTTTTAGGATATAATCCAACAGAAGATTATTCAAGTGAGGAGGTTGAAGAAGATGGATAAACCAAAAGAAATGAAGGAGCTAGAAAAACTATGTACTCCATTGGTAGAATATTTAAAAGAGAAATACAATCCATATTATAATGTTATTATATCAGACCATGATATAAAATTAATATCTACGAAAATAGGAATACCAATTAATAAAATAGATTAATAGTTGGTGATAGAATGATACCAAGAAAGAATACAGCTAAAGATTTATGGAAACCCAAAAGACGTATAGAGGTAATGTATAAAAGAAGGCTTAAACAATTAGTAAAAAAACTGCAAAGAAGATTAAAAGAATTAAGGACAACAGAGGAATTTATAAAAGAATTAAGAAAAGTAGCTAATAGTCCAGAGTTCAAAAGGTATGCGGATAGGGAAGCCATGAAAATGGTAACTAGCTTATTTACAGATGCAGGTCACACATGGAGAGAAGCAGCAAAGAAAAATAGCAAAGGTAAAGAAATATATGAAGCATTAAAGAAAGAACTTAAAGGACCTATAGGTGGGGCAATAAATGAACAAATACAAAGGAATGCATACTTAATAAAGAGTATGCCTTTGAATGTTTCTAAAGATATTACAGAGCACGTAGCAGGGGAAGTTTTCAAAGGTAGAAGAGCCGAAAGTATAGCAGAGGATTTACAAAAGAAAGTACCTTACATGCTAGAATCCAAAGCTAAGTTAATAGCTAGAACAGAGGTGAGTAAGACAAGCACCGCATTAACTGAAGCTAGATGTGAAAATATAGGTATTAATTGGTATAGGTGGAGGACATCAGAAGACCAGAGAGTAAGAAACTCTCATTCACATATGGAAGGTGTATTGATTAATTGGAGTGATGCACCTAGTCCTGAGACACTAAATAATGAAAGAAATGTAGGCTATTACCATGCAGGCAATATTTACAATTGTAGGTGCTATCCAGAACCTGTAGTAAGCCTTGATTTTATTAAATGGCCATGCAAAGTATACCATAATGGTTTCATAGTAAGAATGACAAAGAAAGAATTTTTAGAAATCATGTAGGAGGATTTATATGTTTAAAATATTTAATAAGAAAAGAAACAACGATAAACTAAATGAATTAAGGAATAATATAACGATAAATGTACCAAATGATATGGGAGCTGATGAAGTTCGAAAGGAAATTTCAAAGTTAAGTAAGAATGTTTTAACACCTTTAGAAGATACACAAAGAGTAAAAACAAAAGTAATTATTGAATTAAATAGTGGCCGTGATTTCGACACTTATTCATACGATACGGTTCAAGAAATAAATGAAAAATTAAACTCAGATTCAGACTTTATAACTATTGGGGACTTAGTTTTAAAATGTGAATCTATAGAAAGTATATGGAAAACAACAGAAGAATATAGAGGAGGAACTAAAGCATGAAATATACTGAAAAAATTGGAGCCGCAGAACATATATACGAAGCTGAAACACCAGAGGAAATAAATAATTTATATAGTAAATTAAATGATGGTGAAACAAAATTAAAATCTGCAACAGTAGAAGAATTATTAGAAATGATAATGAGAAAGCCTATACCTGTTGATTATGATTCTAAGAAACATGTTAAAAGCTATATTGAAAAATTAATAGAATGTTATGAGAGAAATTTTAAGTACATTTAATAGATATAAGTCTTAATAATAAGGCTTTTTTATTTTGCTTAAAATAGATATATAGTAAGAATGAAAAAGAAAGAATTTTTAAAAATAATGCAATTGATTGTATTGTTATATTAATAAATGTAAATTATTCATGTTATAATTAATATAATAAATTGGATATATAAGGGAGATAATAGCATGAGTAATAGAAAAGCAAGACAATGGACAAATGATTCATTTGTAAGAACTAAAGCTAATTGTGAAAGATTAAATATACCAGCTTATGTATGGAGAACAGCTTGTGACCAACGAGTTAGAAAATCACATGCTAATATGGAAAGGGTAATAGTATTTTGGGATGATTCACCTAATCCAGAAGAACTTATTGGTGAAGAATCTTTACAAGGGAATCATCATGCGGGTGAATATGAGGGATGCAGATGTTACCCTGAAGGTATAGTATCATTTAATTTTATTAAATGGCCAAGTAAAGTATATTATCACGGTAAGATTCAAACTATGACCAAAGAACAATTTGAAGTGATATGGAATAGTAAAAAATAAATAAAAAAGTCTTAGCAATAAGGCTTTTTTTATTTTGTCTAAATTAATTTGATATATAAGTATAAAGGAGGAGTAACAATGGGAATGCCACAAATAATTCTTATAATATTATATTGTTTAAGTTTAGGAATAGCAATGTCAAAGCATGGACAGCCAAAGGAAGATAAATATAATTTTTTTTACAGCTTAATTTCTACAGGAATAGTGATAGGATTATTAATTTGGGGAGGATTTTTTAATTAATTATAATGATTATTTTGAAAGGAGGTGATTTATTTGAAAGCATTTTACGGATCACGTTTTAGTCCTAATATGACTAGAACACCTGAAGGCTTTTTAATATGCCACAATGTCCCAATTGCAAGGACAGGATGGTATGAGTATTTACCTGACGAATTAGGAATTGAAGGTAATCAAAATGAACTAGTAAAAGTTTATAGAGATCCAGCTGAAGTATTTAGTAAAACAGCTATAGCAAGCTTTGAGGGTAAGCCAGTAACAGACGAGCACCCACCAGAACTGCTTACCTCTGATAATTCTAAAATATTTATAAAAGGGACTACACAAAATGTAAGACGAGATAAAAAAGAACCAGATTTATTAATTGCAGACCTTATTATTTATGATTCAGTTTTAATTGATGAAGTAGACCAAGGTAAGCGTGAGGTAAGTTGTGGGTATGAATGCGATTATAAAGAAAATGAAGATGGAACATATAGTCAAATAGATATACGAGGCAATCATGTAGCAGTCGTAGAAGCTGGAAGAGCAGGTAATCGTGTATCTATAAAGGATTCTAAAAATAACAAATTGGAAGGAGAGAAGAAAGTGAGTAAAAAAGTAAAAATACCACAAAAAAAGGGCCCAGTAACTAATATATTAACTGCGTTAGGATTTAAACATTATGCAGCTGATGCAGAGCCTGATGAAATATCCAATACTTTAGACCAATTAGTGGAGGAAAGAGGAACAGGGGAAGATGAAGAAATAATAGAAACTAAAGAAAATAAGGAAGATGAATCAGGAGTTAAAGATGAAAATCCAGATGTAGCTAAACTTACACAGCAAGTATCAGAATTGAGTAGTTTAGTTGAAAAGTTAATAGCTAATCAAAATAAAGAAAAAGCACCAGAAGAAGCTATAGACGAGGTAATTAATAAACTAGAAGCTGGTGAGGAAAATACTGTAGGTGATGAAGAAGAATCTGTTACAGTTCCAGTAGAAGAAATTAATGATGAAGATATCCCAGATGGTGTAGTAATTGACCCTGAGGATAGACCTAAGAATCCAATACCTAATGCAGATAGTAATAAAGCTATGGCTATGGCACTTAAAGCAATGAAACCTATAATAGCAAACATGAGCAATCCAGCAGAAAAGAAAAAAGCTTGTGATTCTCTTTTAAGTGCATTCAAAAGTGCTAAAAAGACACCTAAGGGTAGTAATGGTTATGCTGATATATTAAAAGCACAAAGAAAGAATGCTATGGATAGAAAGAGAGTTGAGGATGAAAAAGCTAAAGAAACAGAATCTATAGGAGAAATTTATAAGAAAAAATTTAATCCACATTATAAGGAGGTAAAATAATATGCCAGGTGCAGCAATAGGAATTGAATTAAATTTAGGTTATCCAGGTACGGTATCTAGGAGCGTAGACACTATTATAACAGCAAGAAGGTTGCAAAGTAAAATAGAAGGCGATAAAGAGACAGCTTCATCAATATTATTCGGTGAGGCTGTTATTTTAAATGAGGATAATACTTATAGTAAGTTTGGTGAAGGCAATACAGCAAATGACTTTGTGGGTATTGCAGTAAGAGAAGTTAAACAAACTACAGATTATTATTCTTCATCAGGTGCATACTTTCCAAATGAAATTATGGACGTACTTAACAGAGGAAGTATAACAGTTAATTGTAATAACGGTAATCCAACTGCAGGCGGAAAAGTATTTATTCGTATTAAAGAAAACCCAACTTTCCCATTAGGAATTGTTGGACAATTTGAGGCAATAGCAGATGCAGACAATACTATAGAAATTCCGAATTTAAAATGGGCTACAAATAAATTAGATAAGAATAGAGTAGCAGAAGTTACAATTCTTACTAGGACTATATAGGAGGTGCAATACATGAGTGGATTAACAACAAGTATAAATGCTTATAATGGTCAAGTGCATAATGCATTTGGAAATGTAACTACCACAAGAGTAGCAATGGATGCAGCGAGTAATGGAACAGGTATGGCTTTTCTACTAGGAGAGTTAGAAAAAAGAGATCCAAAACTAAATGAGCCATTAACTAGTATAACATGGATGAGAGATATAGTAGCTAAAACCGGTGGTGGATGGATAGAAAATACATCTAATCAATTTGTAGATTATGCAACTACAGGTGGAAATAATCTTGGATTAATTAGAGGACAAACAAATAATATACCTATGATGCAAGCTAACACAAGTAAAGATGTTTACAAAGTATTTCCTTGGTCTAATATACTAAAGATACCTTTTATAGATCAACAGAAAATGCAATCTATAGGAAGAAGTTTAGATAGTATTTTAGATGATGGTATTAGAGTAAACTACAATAAAACCATAGATTATATAACTTATAAAGGTGTAGAGGAAGAGGATGTTTATGGATTAGTAAATAATTCATCAGTTGCAATTACTACTGTAGCTAAGGGCAAATCTGGTAAAACAGATTGGTCTTCTAAAACACCAGATGAAATATTAGATGATATTAATACTGTTTTAACTGAGGCATGGACTAATAGTGAATATGATTTAGGAGGTATGCCAAACCATATATTAATATCTCCGCAACAATATACTTATATTACTACTAGAAAAGTCAGTGAAGCTGGTAATGTATCTATACTAACTTACTTATTAGAAAATAACATAGCTAAAAATCAAGGAGTTGAACTTGTAATTGTTCCTAGCAGATGGTGCGTAGAGGCTGGACTTAACAAAAGCAACCGTATGGTAGCATATGTAAATGATGAAAGTAAAGTATTGATTGATATACCAGTACCACTTATGAGGGGAATGACAGAACCTAGTGTTAAGGATATTGCTTATTTAACTGCTTATATGGCTAATATAGGACAAGTTAAGTTCTTATATAATCAATGTGTTATATATGCAGATGGTATATAAAAAATAATTAAAATTAATAAATTAAAAGCTTTAGTGTAGTGCTAAAGCTTTTTCTATTAAGGAGGAAAATATGAGAATATATACAAATAAATCATTACTTTTTATAAATGGAGATGAAAGAGTTAAAGTTAAAAATTTTGAAATGACGGATGTACCAGATTGGGTAAAGAATACACCTTTATTTGAATTAGCTAAATCTGATGGTACATTAACAGTTATAGAAAGTAAAGAGCAAACAATAGCAGCTGAAAATGGAGATTTAAAGAATAAAGGTAAAAATAAAGGTAAAGGCGACAATGATGAATCAGAAGAGGTTAAACAGGATGAAAAGAAATAGGTGATATTATGAGAAGTTTAAATGGATTAATAGGTAGTGCAGGTAATATAAAACCTGGAACTAATCCACCTTTTACTTTAGAAGATTTTAACCAGGTATATCCACAATTTAAAGATACAGTTCCACTAATAGTATTAGAAATGTATTTAGATATGGCAAATGCTTGTATTAAAGAAAGTAGATGGCATAAACAATGGAAATATGGAATGTGCTTGTTTATAGCACATTTTTGCACTTTGTATTTACAGGGTGTATCAGATGCTAATGGTGGAGTTAAGGGAATATTAGAAGCTGGAAAAGCTCAAGGCCTAGACACTTCTATAAGTGTTGGAGATGTGTCCATAAGTACAGATTATAGTATTACCACAAGCAACATAGAAGGTTGGGATGGTTGGAGTTTGAGTGCATATGGACAACAATTAATATCTATAGGTACATTGCTTGGAAAGGGCGGTATGTATGTTCATTAAAGGCGTGATTATATGTTAAATGGATTTACTAATATTAGCATAACTAAAGACTTAACTAAAGATATAAAGAAATCTTTGGAGGACTTAGCTAAAAAGACTGTTTGTGTTGGTATTCCGGATAGTACAGAGCATCAAGATAGTAAAATTACTAATGCAGAATTACTATATATCCATACACATGGTGTAAGGGATACCACGATGCGAAAAAAAATGCAACATGATTTGGATTCAGGTGTTCCTTATTCTAAAGCACATGAATTATATGTGCATGAGAATGGTTCACCTTTGTGGGATGTTCCACCTAGACCAGTTCTTGAACCTGCAATGGATAGTAATAAAGAACTAATATCCGAAGAAATGAAACAAGCGGCTATAAGTGCCTTAGATGGAAATAATTTAACAGCTGAATTAAATAAAGTAGGCATACTAGGTCAAAATATAGCTCAGAATTGGTTTACTAATCCGGAAAACAATTGGGCTAAAAACTCAGATGACACTATTAAAAGAAAAGGTAGTGATAATCCACTTATAGATACTCAAGGATTAAGAAGAAGTATCATTTATACAATTAAAGAAGGTGATAAATAATGATTAATGTATCTAGAGTAATAAATGACCCTAGAGTATCTCAAACCTTTATCATTTTTAGGAAGCCAGGTAAATGGGAAAGAGGTAGATTTATTCCAGAGAAAGATGAAATTGAAATTAATATGCGGGGTGTGATAAGTGTAGCAAAGCCTAAAGATATAGAAATTATTCCTGAAGGAGATAGAGTTGGCGGGGAATTAGTAATTTATAGTACACAAGAGATATTTACTACACGTAAAGGTGAGAAAGATTCAGGAACTTCAGATGAATTATTATGGCATGGCGAGAGATATAAAATATATTCCGTAAGCCCTTATGTTGACTACGGTTATTATAAAGCCATAGCTATGAGAAAGGCCAGTTGTTAATATGGCAGATCAAGTATTAAAACTGAAAGAAATAGAAGATTTTTTCTTTGAGATAACGTGTGAAATGCTAAATATAGATTTTGAAAGAGAAGAAAATCAGGACAAGGTAAGAATAGCATGGCAAACAGAAGGTGCACCAGCCTGGTCTATAGATGAAGATGTAATTTATTTAAGAATAACACCAGTAGATGACAAAATGGCAAGACAACAAAACATTGTATTTAATCCAGATGAAGAAGACAAAGCATATGCTAAAAAGCAAACAGGATATACAAGAGTTCATAAGGTTAATTGGACATTGTATGGTCCAAATAGCTATGATAATGCAGATGTAATTAGGCATTTAATATTTGATTATGATTATATGAAGAAATTTAAAGAAAAGAATCTTTTCTTAATAACAGACGTACCAATGCCAACACGTTTGCCAGAATATTATAATGGCCAATGGTGGGAAAGAACAGACTTTTCTGCAACATTTAATGAGGCTGTTATTAGAGAAAACAAAATACCTTATATTACTGGTACAGATATAAGGATTATTCCTAATAGATAAAGGAGGAGAGATAACCAATGAGTTTACCTTTAAGTGATACGGTAGATGTGTCCGTAAGCTTAGGTCCAGTTACTGCTGTAAGAACCAATTTTAATTTAGCGGTTATAGTTGGACAATCTAAGATAATAAGTCCTGATGATAGAGTTAAGACTTATAATAAAATAGGCGATATGACAGCGGATGGATGGAAAGGAACAGAACCGGAATATCTTGCAGCACAATTATATTTTTCTCAAATACCTAAGCCAACAAAAGTGGCCATCGGAGTTTGGGATAAGGATAATGAAAGTGCAGTACAAGCAATGACAGCTTGTAGGGAAAAGAATAGCGAATGGTATATAGGCTATGTTTGTGGAATCGAGAAGAATGAAATAATAGAAATAGCTAAATATATGGATTCTGCTAGTCCGGAAAGCGTTTTTTTCTACACAACAAATGATAGCGAAGTATTAGAAAATAAGCCGGGGAATGTAGTGGAAACATTAAAGAAATCAGGGGTTCATAGAGCATTAGGACAATATTCTAATACTGAAAATGCTGCAATAGGAATTGGAGGATATGCTATGGCAGCCAATACTCAAACTGCAAGTTCTGCCTTTACGCTAAGAAATAAATCAGTTGTTGGTGTAGAACCAGAAAATTTAACAAGCACACAAGTAACAATTTTAAAGAATAATAATTGCAATATTTATGTTACCAGAGGTGCTGTTTATAATATGTTTGAGAATGGTGTAATGGCTGATGGAACACCATTTGATGAAGTTTTAAATTTAGATATTCTAACAAACAATATACAAGCTGCAGTTTTAAGTGCATTGCAAACATCATCAAAAATTCCACAAACAGATCCAGGAATGGATAATCTTTTAAATTATATTACAGCCCCACTAGAGAAAGCTAGAAATACAGGATTTATTGCCCCAGGCATTTGGAATACATCATCAATATTATCTGTAAAAACAGGTGATACATTACCAAGGGGGTATATGGTTTTAGCTGATACTATAGACAATCAGTCCCAGACTGATAGGGAAGCAAGAAAATCGCCTCCTATTTATATTTTAGTTAAATTAGCAGGTTCAATAGAATTTGTTTCCATTAGAGTATATGTAAATAGATAGAAAGGAGTGGTTTTATGTATAGCACTTATAGTTTTGAGGATGTTACTTGTTCATTTCAACACCCTGGTGTAGGAGCTGCATCATCAAGTGGTGCCGGAATGGGTAGCATATCTATTGCCATGGCAGATGATAAAACTGCACATGATAGGGCTTCAGATGGTCATGTCATGATATCAAAAATACCTGGGAAAAATGGTACATTAGCAGTAACAATGCAACAAACGTCAGAACTTAATAAATATTTGTTGCGTTGGTACAACTACGTAGATGTATCGAACTCATCTGAATTCGCTAAGATGGTTATAACAATAAAAAGTAACAATTTGGGGGATATAACCACTTGTACAGGTGTATCACCACAAAAAATAGCAGATAGATCATACCAGGCACAAGGGCAACAGGTTACATGGAATCTAATGGCTGCTGAAATAACAGAAAGTTAGGAGGAACATAGATGGTAGAAACATATAAAGATATTGAAATAAATGAACGTAAATTTAGATTAAACAAAATGGATGCAAGAACGGGATCATATATGTTATTTAAGCTTATGAAAATATTAACTCCAATTTTTAAAAATATAAAAGTAGATGATACAGAAGATATTAGTTTAGATGATATTAATCTTACGGATTTAATGTCATCTATTTTTGATTTGCCAGAAGATGAATTTAGATATATACAAGATAATTGTCTTAAGGTTGTAGAAGAAATATTACCAGCAGGACCAGCAAAAGTTCTTGATAAGTATGGTAATTTTAGTGTGCTAAATATTGAGTTCGATACAGGATTATTAATGAACTTGACTATTCAATCCTTAATTTTTAATGTAAAAGGTTTTTTTGGAGGAAGCCCCTTGACTTCAATAACGGAGAAATTAACTACATCCCTGCAGAATTTAAAAATGTAGATGCTTATTTATATAGTCCTGTTGTAGCTGGTATGTGGAAACAACACGAGGTATGGGATGGAACTTATACAGTAGATGATTTACTAGATGCGCACGAAATAATGGCAGTAAAGTCAGAAAATGAGCGTAGAGCAAATGAAGCAGCAGAAAGAGAGGTGATGTAATTGGCAATAGATCTTATAAAAAGTTATCTTATAGGAATAGGATTTGATGTAGATTCTAATTCTGCTAAAGATGCAGAAACATCTATACAAATAACAGAAGAAAAAATTAAAAAGTTTAATGATAATAGTAAGAAAGGTTTTTCAGAGAGCGGTGAAGCTATGAAAAGCCTTTTTAATTTATTTGGATCATCTAATTCCATAGGAAGACTATTCCCAGAATTACAGAAACCTCTTAATGGATTACTTAAAGATATAAAGGCTGTAAAAAAATTATACAAAGATATATCTAAAATAGATATAAAGAAAAAAGAAGATAAGGCTGTACCTAAAAAACAAATTAATAAAAAAGAAAATAGACCTATGCCTAAAAAGGAAACTAATAAAAAAGAAGATACTAAGTCTATTCCTAAAAGTATAAAAAGTTATACAAGAGAAAATAATATAAAAACTTTTAAAAAGCCTAAAATAAAAGAATCTAAAGATGATGTAAAAGATGATAGTGGAATAGATAGTAGATTTAAAAATTTAATTACTAATATAGCAAAGGCTAAGAAAACTATATTAGGCTTTAAAAAAAGTTCAACAGGGAGCTTAAAAGAGGTAGAGTCATCAACAGAAGCATTATCTGTAAATGGAGGTAAATCACTATTAAAGTTTTCTTTAAAAGGGGCGGCACATATAGGAATGTTTGTTGCTGCTGTTATTTCAGCAGTAGCATTAACAAAAAAAATATTTAGTTCCCTAGATGAGTTAGGAAAAAAAGATATAGAATATGAAAAGTTTAGTAGACAACTTTGGACTACAAAAGAAAATGCTAGAGATGTAGATAGTGCTCTTAAAACATTAGGAGTAACTATGCAAGATTTATGGTTAAGTCCAACTCTTTTAAAACAATTTAATCAGTTAAGAAAAGATTCTCAGCAGTTAAGACTACCACCAGAATTTAAAGATAATATAAAGGTGATACAAGGGCTAGGATTAGAATTTAAGAGATTAAAACAATTCGGAAAACTGGCTTTTCAATGGATAGGCCATTATATTTTAAAATATGTCGCTGGACCATTAGCAGAATTTAAACAAAAGCTAAGTAGGTTCAATGATAAATTTATAAAAATAATACCTTATATAGCCAAGGTAATAGGTTCTGCTATAGGTATAATATTAAGAATTTTATTATTAATATTTAGAGTACTAGAACCTATATTTTCAATAGTATCTAAAATAATTGGTTTTGTAATAGGATTAATAGATAAAATACCAGGACCAATAAAGAAAATTTTAAAACTAATAGGAGTTATAGTTGCTTTATTGATGGCAGGCCCAGTTGGAGCAATAATATTAATTATTGCACTTTTGGATGACCTGTTTACATTCTTAAGAGGTGGAAAATCTGTAATAGGTAGTGTCTTTGGATTCTTTAAAGAAAAAGGCCTTGATGCCATGAGAAGTATTAAAAATAAATTTGGAGATTTAAAAGAATCTCTTAAAGAAAAAATTAAAGAAAATGGTTGGGATGAGTATTATGAAAATGCCATAAAAGTTTTTGAAGGGATAAGAGAAAAAGCAAAAGAAGTATGGGGGGACATCAAGGAATGGTCTAAAGGAGTTTGGGATAAAACTAAAGAATTTTTCACTGGATCAGATGTAAAATCAAAAGTTGAGGTTTATAACAAGGATATAAAAGGCAGTAAAGCAGTTGCTCCGAATTATACAAATAGCAGTAATGTATCAAATAATACAACAACAGCTAACAGCAATAATAAAGTAAATAACACCAATACTATAAATGTTTATGGAAACAACCCTAATGCCAACGCTAATGCAATAGGTAAAAAATTAACGGGTATAAATACAAGGAATCTCCAGGGGGTGTTTTAAATGGCTGAACAGGTATTAAAGACTTATTTTAATACAGGTACAGAAGGCCTTATGTTCGATGCTATATTTAGCACCCAGCACGATACTTCCCTAAACATTACAGAACATCCAGTGCAAACAGGGGCAGACATAGCAGACCATGCTTATGAAGAAGCTGCAAGGTTGACATTTGACATAGGCATGAGTGATGTTATGACTAGTATTGTTCCTGGTCAATTTTCTGGTACTTCTAGATCAGTAAGTGCGTATAAAAAGCTTAGAGATTTACAACATAAAAGATTACCTATAACAGTAGTTACAAGATTAGGTACTTATAACAACATGATGGTTGAAACTATAAGTACTACAGATGATAGTAAGACTACTTATGGATTAAGAGCTACAGTTACCTTAAAACAAATATTTGTTGTAAGTGTTACTACTGTTAAAATATCAGAAAGACCTCATAAATCACAAGAAAGTAATGAAGGCGACCAGAAGGTAATTAAAGCTGATGAAAGTTTACTTTCTAGTCTTTTTAAATAAAGGAGAATTGTAGAAATGTATATAGTACCATTAACACCAAGTCCAAACCAAACCTTTACAAGTACTATTCCTGTAGACGGGGAAAAACTTAAGCTTTTTTTCTTTCTAAGATATAATACAGAGCAAAAGTGTTGGGAAATGGATTTAAAAGATTCAAGCGGAGAGGATTTAATTCATTCTCTTCCTTTGGTATGTGGGTTAAACCTCTTAGAACAATATAGTTATTTAAATATTGGTTCTGCATATATAGCTAAGTTAAATCCTAATTTAACGGAAGATAATCCAAATGAATTTAATTTAGGTAAAGATTTTATATTGGTTTGGGGTGATACAGAATAAGCAGAGAAAAAGTTGAAAAAAGTGTATGGTCTTTCCTTAAAGGTAAAGGGCTTCCAGAAAAAAGTATATCAGCTTCTATGGGAAACATAGAAGCTGAATCCGAATTTGATGAGAATTTAATTGAAGCTGGTAATGGTATAGGATTTGGTTTATGTCAATGGAGTTTTGGACGTAGAACTAAACTTGAATCATATGGGAAAAGCCTAAACCATCAGTTAAACTTTATGTGGGCTGAATTATCTGGAAATGTTGGAAATACTGGAGCTTCACTTGAATGGATAAATAAAGGTGGCTATCTATCACATGATAAATTTATGAAAGGTCAAGGAAGTATATCAGACTTAACTAAAGCTATGTGTTTTTGTTGGGAGAGACCAAATGCAGCTTTAGCACACCTTGATAGAAGGATAAAAAAAGCTAATGAATATTATAATAAATTTAAAGGCACCTCAGGTGCAAGTAGTGCTAACATTGACAATAATTCCAGTCAATCAATAAATATTGAAGCAACTAATTATCAGGTTGTTAAAGGTTCAGAAAAAGAGGGAGATATATTATTTGGAAGAAGGTACAGAATAACTGTTTCAGATTCAAAAGGCAATGCCTTAGATGTTTCCCAATTACACTGTACTTTTAATATATCTAAAACTATTACTATGGAGCCTAATACATCGGAAATAACAATATATAATTTAAATGCTAAAACAGAAAATGCAATTATGATAAATGGTATACGTGTAACAGTAGAGGCTGGATATGAGGGAACTCAGTTCGGGATCATCTTTGATGGTGATATATTACAAACTATTAGAGAAAAAGAAGATGCAACAACTTATAAACTAACAATAATCGCTCTTGATTCAGATAGAGCGATTAATTTTGATGTGGCTAATTTTTCTATAATGAGAGGTCAAACCGCAAGAAGTATGGTAGATCATATAGTAAGTAAGGCTCAAAATCCTATATCTTTAGGCAGCATAGCAGATAATTTGAAAGGTCAAAAACTTACAAGAGGAAAAGTATTCTTTGGAAAATCTAGTGATTATCTAAGACAAATTGCTAAAAGTAATAATCTACAATATTACATGGATAACGGAAGGTTAAATCTAATAAATCTAAAGGACTTACCAAAAGATAGAATTTTTGAATTAAATCCTAAAACCGGATTAATAGGTACTCCAGAACAAACTGATTTCGGAATAGCAGGACAATGCTTATTGAATCCTCAAATTAAGTTAAATAGTTTAATTCATGTTGACAACAGTTTAGTAAGAGCTAAAAGAATAGATTTAAGTGGTTCTAATTCGGTACCGGCAATAGGAGGCGAGGGTGGTGGTGCCTCAACCGATACCAGGAATAAGATTATCTCAGAGGCAAAACAAATTTGTGATGACCCTAATGTACAATACAGTCAAGAGTACAGAGGTCAAACAATAGGCGGTATAAAATATTGGGATTGTTCTAGTTTTGTTAAACATTGTTATAAAGTAGCAGGATTAGAAGTTAAAGATATTACATGGAATCAATATTCACAAGTTAAAAGCGAAGGTGGCAAATTTATTTCACAATCTGAAGCACGTCCAGGAGATATGGTTTTCTGGGGCAAAGACAGTGCTTGCCATCATATTGCTATCTATGCAGGTGATGGACATTGTTATGCTGCTAGAGGTAGAGAAGGAAAAGCTCCACAAGATCAAGTTGCTTACCATGCTTTATATGGGAGCCCGGAATTCGGGAGACCTAAATGCTTAATAGATACTGATAATGGTACAATGCCAAGTGCAAATAGTGCAAGTAATGAAAGCAGTTCAAGTGATTCTTTACCACCTTTATTTAGATCATTAGATAAGGATGGTATATATAGGGTTATAAAACTAGAGTATATAGGAGATACAAGAGGAAACGATTGGTATGTAAAATTTGAGACTATAGACCAATTAGGCGGTGCAATACCTGTTGTTTCAAACTAGGTGGTGATTTAATGAGAAATAGAAATTTAAATGAAATTATTGCCTCTGATACTGAAATGTTTAGAAGTATGGGGGATTCATGGAAAAATGTTTTAAGGGTTGCCTGTCCTGGAATAATTCAATCTTTTGACCCAGAAACACAAACAGTAACGGTGCAACTTGCACTAAGAGAACACATAGCTAAACCAGATTTTACGAAAGAATGGATTAACCTACCACTGTTGTTAGATGTACCTATAATTGTTCCTAGAGCAGGAGATTATTGCCTTACAATGCCTATAAAATCGGGTGATGAATGTTTAGTTATATTTGCTGATATGTGTATAGATTCATGGTTTACTTATGGAAATATTCAAAACCAAATAGAAAAGAGAAGACATGACCTATCAGATGGTGTTGCAATACTAGGGATATGGAGCCAACCAAATAGAATAGAAAATTATTCAACAGATTCATGCCAATTAAGAACTATAGATGGTACTTCATCTATAGAAATTAAACCTGGAGAAATTAATATAAACTCATCAAAAGTTAAAGTTAATGGAAAGGATGTGTTAACTAATGAGGTACAGGATGCTAGATGAAAATGGTGATTATTCTTTCGGAAAAGGGCAGCAAAATATAACCTATGGCACTTATGCAGTATCTCAAGCAGTAAAGACACGTCTTTTATTATTAAAAGAAGAATGGTGGGAAAATAAAGAGGAAGGTCTACCACTTTTTCAAGATATATTAGGTAATTCAGCAAGCATGGACAATAAAATTATAGTTGATAATATAATTAAAGAAAGAATTTCAAAAACTCAAGGTGTTGTTAGTATAAAGAAATTTGAAAGTAAAATTGAAAATAGAAACTATTCATTTAGTTGTGTAATAATATCCCAATATGGAGATGTCCTTATTGGGATGAATTTTTAAAAGGAGGAATTTATATGGCTTATTTTGCTCCTTATATAGACAGAACAGGGTTCCACATGCCCACTTATATTGATGTAAGGGATAAACTTGTAGAAGATGCAAAGTCAATTTTCGGTCAAGACATTTACTTAGGAGAAGATAGCCAAGACTATCAATGGATTAGCACAGTTTCAGAGAAGATATATGATGCTTTCCAAATATCCCAATCTGTTTATAATAATAGAGCACCTAATACCGCAATAGGTGCGGGACTAGATAGCATAGTAAAAATAAATGGAATAAAAAGAAAATCAAAAGATTATAGTGAATGTCCAGTAATAATTAGTGGTGTAAAAAATACTACTATTAAGAATGGAATAGTCACAGACAAAGGTAATATAAAGTGGAATTTGCCTTATACAGTTACCATACCGGAAAGTGGACAGATAGAAGTTATGGCAGTATGTCAAATACCGGGTCCAATAGTTGCAAATCCGGGAGATATAACAGAAATATATAACCCAACCTTTGGCTGGCATGGGGTTTATAATGAAGTGAACGCTGAACTGGGTTCCTATGTGGAAGGTGATCCTAAATTAAGGAAAAGGCAAAGTCAAAGTACAGCTCAAGCCAGTTTAACTATGTTAGAGGGAACCAGCGGAGCAGTAGCACAGGTCAAGAAGGCAAAAAGGTCTAGAGTATACGAAAATGATACTAATCAAATAGATGAATTGGGATTACCACCACATTCAATTACAGCAGTAGTAGAGAGTGGAGAAGATAAAGACATAGCTGAAGCCATATGGATTCACAAGGGTATTGGTTGTTTTACAAATGGAGATGTAACTGTAGAAATAAAAGATAAAAAAGGACAAATAACACCAATTAATTTTTTTAGGCCAACATATGTAGATATAGAAGTAACAATAAATATAAAACCATTAAATTCGTATACCACAGATACAACAGAATCTATTAAAAAAAATTTACAAACATATTTAAATTCACTAGAAATAGGTTCAAATCTTCCTATTTCTAGTTTATGGGGAATTGCATTACAAGCTATGCCGAATTTTATGGACCCTATGTTTTCTATAACTGGTATAACTGCTGCAAGAGTAGGAGAAGAACAAAAATCAGAAGACATACAACTAAAATTCAATGAGGTTTGCAGGGGAAATATAAATTATATTACTGCAAACATTATTTAGAAGGTGATGTTATGGCTATAGAAAAATATGTAGATAATATAACATCTCAACACAGAGATAAGCCAAAATTTATCTCTTGGCTTGGGAAAAGTCTTACTATAATAGATCATGCTTATTTAGCTGCCAAAAGTATAGATATAAATTTTGATTTAGATTATGCAATAGGCAAACAATTAGATACTCTAGGAACTATAATAGGAAGACAAAGAATATTAACTTTTCAGCCCTTAAATGGGCATGATCCAGTGTTAGATGATGAAACATATAGATTAGTATTAAAAGCAAAAGTAGCTATGAATATGTGGGATGGTACAATTCCGCAAATGTATGAGATCTGGGATAATATTTTTAAAGATATAGGACTACAATTACAAGATAACCAGGATATGAGTTTTAATGCCTATGTAACTGGGTATGTAAATCAAATTAGACAAGATCTAATACAACACGGTTATATAGTACCTAAACCAGAAGGCGTAAGAGTAAATTATATAGGAAAGTCATTAGCAGATTTTAAACTTTATTCTGGAATCGTTGTATCTATGCATAAATCTGAAACTATAAACATGAGTTATAATCCAAGAGAAGTTATAAGTTTTAAACCAAGACCTTATTTTATTATATATGGTAGTAATAAAAGTAAAATAGAAATGAAAGGAGTTGAAGAGGGTGGCAATATTTAAAAATATGTCCATAACTAGTAAAGGAATGGCTTTATACGCTAAAGCACAAGCTGGCCAAGAAATTCATTTTACAAAAATGCAAGTAGGATCTGGGCAAATTGAAACACAAAATCCTGTTACTTTGTTAGGACTATTAGACCCTAAATTAGATGTTTGTATAGTTTCTATAACAGCTAATCCAGAACTTAAAAATGCTAATCTAATTGGTAAAGTAACTAATAAGAATGTCAAAGAAGCTATTTATATCTGCGAATTAGGATTATTTGCAAAAGACCCAGATGAAGGAGAAATACTCTATGGGTATGTTAGTGCTGGCCAATATGGAGATTATTATGCACCAGAATCACAGGGACCATATAGTTGGGAGTATGAAATTAATGCCGCCATTGGTAATGCCGCCAATGTTACAGCAGAATTTAGTAGATCCGATTGGGATTATGCAATAGTTAGTTCTAATAAGAATTTTCTTCATTTAGAGGGCGGAAATCAAAGGGAAATAAATAGAAGCATAGATAATTTATTTGAATCAGTCAGTAAAAAATTGACTGATATTAATTTAAATTTAGATGGAGTTGGAAAACAAGTAGAAGATAATAATGTAGATTTAGATGACATTAAGAAAATACTAGAAACTAAAATGGATAAAAAAATTAAAGATATTACTACAAATAAACGTTATGAATTAGGTATTAAAAATGGATTTCTATACTATAAGGAGGTGTTATAATGGCGGGAGAAATTTTTATAGCTAGACAAGATACTTTAGAAAATGTAAAGTATGATACAGAAAATATTTTAAATAAGGTTAGTAAAAAGGCTAATAATACTTTAATTCGAGAGTACACAGCTGGAGAAGATTTAGAAGTGGGCAATGTTGTAGAACTCTTTAATAGAACGGTTATTAAGTCCAAATTAAAAAGCTACACTCATAATGATACTCCTGTTAAATGTGACTACAATAGTATATTCTTTCGTGTTGGAGTTAATCAAATATTAAAGCTAAATAAATATAATGCTCAAATCTTAACAATAAATAGTACAAATATATTCTTGGGAACTAAAATAGAATTCACTAATACAACTAGTGATTATACATTATTAGCACAAAAAATGGATGACAGTACTTTCTTATTAATATTCTATTCTTTTAAAGGTTCTTTTTTAAGAATACTTAATTTAAATAATGGAACAATTACATTAGGAAATACAGTATCAATTGATGCAAAGGAAAGATTTTCTATAGGAAAAATGAATAACACAAAAGCAATTGTAACATACATCAAAACATCAGAAGATCGTAATGTCTATGGAAGAGTTGTAGATATTAGTAATGGTATTATTACTCTAGGTATAGAAACAACTATATTAGTTACTGGTTCTATTCCTAATATATGTTTATGTAATAATGATAAATTTCTTCTTCGCTTTTCTAATGACATAGTGGCAATAGCTGTGAATAATTTAAGTATTAATATTTTAGATAGAAAGAGCTTTGAAACAATGTATGATACAACAATAAGTAAATTAGATGATAATAAATATATTGTTTCTGGTGATAGTGGTTTTAATAATGCTACTGGCTATTCTCAAGTTATAAAACTTAGTGGGAGTAGTATTGTAATGGGTACTAGAGTACAATATCAATACGGATATCAGCCTAAGATAGTTGTACTTAATGAAGAAAAAGCCTTACTAATTAGTAGCGATAATTTAAAACAAGCCTATTGTAGAATATTAAAAGTAAATGATATGACTATTGAGTGTGGTAACTATACATTATTAACAGAGTATTGTTTTTATTTTGATGTGTATAAATTAGATGCAAATAGGATTTTATATTACGGTTTTCGCAATTATTCAAGTGTTTTTGAAGCTCGAATGATTGTAATTAAAAAAGATAATACAATAGCTACAACAAAACAGGAATATTCAAATAAGGAAGAGGCAAATTTATTCCCTAATATAACTCCAATAGATGGAAATAGAATTTTAGCAATAGGACAAAAAGAATCATCATCTGATAGTCAATATATTAAGGTTATATCTTGTGATGATACAACTTTTGCAAAAGAAACTATTGTAACTAATAATCCGATATTAGGCATTGTAACAGCAGATGCAAGAAAAGGAACTACTGCAAATATTCTACTAAGAGGTGCTTATGATTTTAACAACTTAAGCTTTGAAGAAAATTGTAGATTGAATAATGTAAATGGAAAATTAAAGCCAAGCTATATAGATGGAATCACTCCTTATGCTGTGTCACTAGATGAACGTACCATTGAAATACTAAATCCTTATTCAAGAGAAAATACAATATAAAAGAAAGGGTGTTTTTATGAAGATATTAACTAAAAATAATAAAATAATAGCTATATCAAAAATTGCAGATATAGTAAGTAATGGTATAAAATTAGATAATTATATTTTAGGAATCTCAGTTGGCCAAGATGGTCAATTTTCTGAGGAATTACCTAAAATATATGATGTAGAAACAGTACCACCAGAAGTCATAGAAGAAAAATACTGTTATACGGAAGAGAAGGGGTTTTATTCAAATAACGAATCTAACGAATCTAAAGATTTGAAAGATGAAATTAGTAGCCTTAAAAAGCAAGTAGATGAACAAAGCAAAAAATTAAGTGAACAAAATGAGGCAATGGCGGAAATGATGAACTTAATAGCAATGCAAGGAATAACACCTACAAAATAGTGAGGTGTATTTTTATGTCTAAAATAATTAATAAAATAAAGAGGAGAGTGTTGAGTATGTTTAGTTTTAACAAAGAATCAGGTTGTGTAAAGGTATGGGTAACTTTAATAATGGGAGGAACATATACATTTGAACAAGTACCTAAATTATTAAATTTACAGGAATGTGTTAAAGAAGTACTTATAGAAATGGGTGCTATAGAAAAAGATAAGGAAAAAGAAGATATTGTGCAATAGATATAATAATGGGACCTAATTAAATATCTTAAAAGGCAAAGTAAGGACTATTAATATTATAGTCTTTTTTATTGTGCTTAATAAAATTATTAAAAATCTTATTAAAAAGCCTCCGATTTTTTTAAATTGAAATAAGAATTTAATAACAATAAAAAATTAGGAGGTTTCTTAATATGAAGAATAAAAAAATTACTATTACTCATAGGGGTACTAATGAAAGTATTAAAGAAAAACAAAAGAATATGATTCTAAGAGCTAATTATCCTATCCCTAATAATAAATTTACTAGATTTCTTGATGATAAAAATAAAGTGGTTTGGGTTTCTTTAGGAAGACCAAATTTTTGGAATAAGTTATGGTCTGGTATGCTCGGGAAAAAAGATGAAGCATGTGTAATTTTTAAGATTGATAAATCAGAGATTAGAAAGCCGAGAGGAATATTAAAACGAATATATGGAACATGGTTATTCGGCAAAGCTCAAATGGTGATTGATGGTGATGTTATTATACCTAAGGATGCAGAATTTATATACAAAAATATAAGTACAAAATGAGGACCATGTAGGTCCTTATTTTGCTTATCTTATAATGGTATAATTAGTTTATTAAAATATATTTTGTAAATTGATTATTTTAATAACAAAATAAGAATGGATAGGTGATTTCTATGATAATGTATCATGCAACATCTTTAAGCAGAGGAAACAAAATTTTGAAAGATGGTACAATAAAAAAAGATTCTGAGAAAGTATATGGGGAAGACTCTTTAATGCCAACGACAGATGGATATGTTTATCTTACTAATGATTTAATTAATGCAGCTTATTATGGTAATAAAACAGCAGTATTATTTGATAAGGATGATATGTTTTTTATTTTTCGCATGGATATAAACATAAAAGATCTAGAAGTAGATAAGGATGAAATAGAATACACAATAAAACAATCTCCAAAGTATGATGATAAATTTAAAGATATTAATAATCCAACTTTAGATGAATCATTAGAGTATGCCTTAAGTGCTAGAATAAGACAAAATATTGACTTTTCAAAAAATAAGGTTGAATATTCAAAATGTATATCTGCATTATCATCAGATATAAAAGAAAAAAGACGTATTCGTATTGTAGATGTAGTTGGATTTAGACGTATGAGTAGTAAAAATAAATTAATAACAAATTTTATTGATAATCTTAAATGGAAGCAAATTTAGAATATGTAAAATATGATGAAGAACTTATTAATATAGGTTCTTTTTTATTTTGCCTATTTTTATAAGAAGGAAGGTTGAAAAAATGAAATGGGATAAAATATTAAGCACAATTATAGCAGGAGTAGGAGCTTGTGCAAATTATTTCTTTGGAGGATTAGATATGGCATTAAAGACATTATTACTACTTATGGTCCTAGATTATATTACAGGATTAATTTGTGCAGGTAAAGACAAAAGTTTAAGCTCCAGTGCAGGATTTAAAGGATTGGCTAAAAAAATAATAATACTTATAATTGTTGGAGTTGGTGTGTCTGTAGATAATGCTACTGGTGCAAATGGAATAATTAGAAGTATGGTTATATTTTTCTATGCATCTATGGAAGGTATAAGTATATTAGAAAATGCAACTAAAGCAGGTGTACCAGTTCCAGATAAGCTTAAAGATATGTTAATACAACTTAGAGAAGGGAATAAAAAAGAAATTAAAGAGCAGGATTAATGCCTGTTCTTTTTTATTTTAAGGAGGTAAAATTATGGGATTAGTTTCTAAGCAATGTGTTGATTTTGTTAAATCCTTTGAAGGTTTTTATTCAGAGCCTTATTATGACATAGTTGGTGTAAAAACATTAGGATATGGAATGACCGGAGCTGAAATACAAGGTCTTAGTAGAGTTACAGAAGCACAAGCAAGTAGAATGTTAGAAGATTTATTAAATAACAAATATGCCACTCCTATTAAGCAGGATTTAGATAAAAGAGGTATTAAACTTAATCAAAATCAATTTGATGCTTTGGTTAGTATGGCTTATAACGTTGGCTATGCTGGAGTGTTAGGTTCTACTCTATATAGAAATATATGTAATGGTGTAAGAGATGTGAATACAATTACTTCTAACTTTCTAATGTGGAATAAAGCAGGTGGTAGAGCCATAGACGGTTTAACAAGAAGACGTAGAGAAGAAGCAGCAATGTTTTTTGGTAATGGTAATATTTCTTCCGGTTCAACCAGTACTGGTGGAAGTTATTATAATGTAAAAGAAGTACAAGATATGTTAATTAAAATTGGTTATCCATGTGGTAAATACGAAGCTGATGGAAGTTGGGGCAATGGTACAAAAACAGCTGTAGAAGCCTTTCAGAAGGATTGTAATTTAAAAGTAGATGGATGGGTTGGAAATAATACTTACCATAGAATAGTTGCGGAATATAATAAAAAAATGGGAATAAAACCAAAACAAGAAGTTAAAAAGGAGGAGTATGATATGAATAAAATAATTTTATATTTTGGAGATATGGATGCACTTTCTGCTTTATTAATAAGCCAAAAATATTGTTGCCCAATAATGAGAGAAAGCGATTTTGATAATGCTAAATTAAAAGCTAAAGAAATAATTAAAATAGGTGGTCCTAATGGAACAGCAACTGGAATAGATAGATGGGATACATTTAAAGCTGCAGGCAAATTAGTATAAATAAAAAGGGTGGTAGTTTCTTAAAATAGAGCTACCACCTTTTTTTATTTTTTGTAATATTTTATTCTATATAAACATATGTACTTATTTTTAGTGGAGTGCTCTTTTAAACATAGTTATACCTACATATGTAATATAAACCGCATTGTATATAGATTTAATCATAGTTAGTTATCCTATCTATTTATGTATGGTAAAAATATACCTAATAGTTATATACCTAATTCTTATAATAGTTATATATGGACAAGCATAGTTAAAAAATACATGTGTAACATTTACAACTCCTTTACTTATTATATTAGTAAATAATGCATAAAGGAGTTGTAAGTAAATTTATAAAAAACTGTAGAATTCTATTTAAAAAATAATGGTAAAGATTTATAAATACAATAACCTGCAAAGCTAAAACAAGCAATTTCTCCAGCGGTCAATAATAAAATCATAACATCACCTTTTCTATTTTTATTTTTATTATTAATTAAATATATAAAAAATATACTGGGGGTTAAAAATGTTTAATTATATAAATGAACTTTTATGGTTAACTATGAGTATTCCAGTTATAGAAATGGGGCTATTATTAAAAAATAAAAAAAATAAATTAGCAACAAGTGAAATTGGTACTAAAAAAGATTATAAAAAATTAACAGGTAAAGATGGGCTAATTCTATCTAAAAATTTTCAACTTAATTTTAAAAAAACATTAGAAGGTACTTGTGTTATAGCACCAACAGGTGAAGGAAAAACAACAAGTGTTTTTTTACCTAATTTATTATCAAATGACTTACCAAAATCTAGCTTAATAATTGCAGATCCTAAAGGAGAACTTTTTAAAGCTACAAGCAAATATCAAAAAAGTATTGGAAGAAAACCGATTTTGTTTGAGCCTTTGGGAAATAACGCAAAATATAATCCATTAGAACATTGTAATAACTTCACAGAAGTTAGGGAGTTAGCTACTAATATAATCCAAAATGGGGGCTTATCTTTACAAATGGCCACAGGTAGAAGTGGTGGTAGTACAGAGTGGGAAAATATGGCCATCCCTTTATTTACTGCAGCATTATTAGATAGCAAAACTATATCAGAGGCAGTTAAATTTTTAATAAATACACCTCCTGTAGAATTACCAGAGATTTTAGGAAACAATAAAAATCCAGATATAAGAGAACAATTTAATATTTTTATGGCCAGTGCTCAAAGTCCTAAAACTATGTCTAGTATTACAAGTACACTTTTAACTAATCTACAGTTATTTACAGACCATAATATTATAAATTCCACTTCTAGTAGTACTTTTACGACAAATGACTTTAGAAAAACACCAGTAGCTTTATATATAAAATATGATGAAGTCAAAAGTAACTATCTTTCACCATTCTTAAGCGTTTTTTATACCCAATTAATAAATAAAATAATGTACTCTAATGGATTGCCTGTATTATTTCTTTTAGATGAATTTCAAAATATAGGTAGGATAAATAACTTTGAACAGATTGATGCAGTATGTAGAAGTAGACAGGTTGGTTTTCTGGTATGTTTACAAAATCTAGTTAAAATTTATGATATTTATGGTAAAAATAATGCTACTACCATATTAAATAATCTTAAAACAAAATGTATTTTACCTAGCTTAACAGATCTAGAGGCATTAAATTATATAAGTAATTTATGTGGAGATACAGAAATAAATACAGAAAGTATAAGTGGAGAAAAGAAAACTTATAGTAAAACTACTAGAAGATTGTTTACAGGAGATGAAGTTAGGAGAATACCTGATGATGAAATTTTAATAATTGCACATAATAAATTACCATTTTTAGATAACCAAAATACTTATTACACACAAGAAAAATACACAAGAAACATTATTTAAATTATTTTTTTTAAAAAACCGTAGTAAGTTACGGTTTTAAAAATCTATAATCAATTTTATGGAGGTTATCAAAGGTGAGTTGGGAAGACTTCGGGAAATCAAAACCAGAAAAGCCCAAAGAAATCACTTATAGGAGAACAAATAATTATTATTATGCAATATTCAGAATTGGTAAAAAATATAAAACTACAGATGGGACTCTTAAAAATACTTTATCTCAAATTAAAAATTTCCAAAGACATATGGAAAGGGAAATGGAAGTTCCTAATGCAGCTAAAAATATATGTAATGAAATATTAATAGGATATAGTGATGTTTATGGAGCAGCATGGGAGTATATCCAAGGTATAAAATTAAGAAAAAATAATATAGTTGCTAGGGAGTTATTGCTAACTGCATCACCTAATTTTTTTAAAGGATTATCTCATGTAGATTTAGATAAATGGAAAACTGCAAATATTAGCTGGTTAGAAGAAAACTTCGGGGCCAATTGCATTTATGCTACACTTCATAAAGATGAGAGCACGTGGCACATACACGCCCTAATAATACCTAAATTTGAAAATAAAAAAGGGAAATATATTCTATCTAATACACGCTATTTTGATGGTATAGAGAAGTTAAGAGGGTGGCAGGACAATTATGCTAACAATATGCGAACACACTTTAAAAGCCTTAATAGAGGCATTAAATATAGTAAAGCTAAACACATGGAAATTAAACATTTCTATAGCTTAATTAATAAAAATTTGAATGAAAAAGATATAGATCAATTAACTTCAAAGGCTAAAAATGCAGAATTATTGAATATTAAAATAAAGGCTATAGAAAAAACATTAGAATTATATAGACAGTTAAATTCCAGTAATTTAGAAGAAAAGGAAAATATAAAAAATAATTTTAAAAAATTAGAAAAAGAAATAAATAAAATAAAAGAAGATAAAGAATTATATAAAGAAGCTATAGAAATGCTTAGTCAACAGTATAAAATACCTCAATATGCTGTCAAAAATGCAATCAAATTTTGCCAAAATATAAATCAAAGGGAGAGAGAATGATGTCAGTTCAAATTAAATTAGAAAATCAATATCATAAGGACATTATGAGAGAACTAAAAAATGAAGAGGAAATATGGTGGGAGAATATAAGACATGAAAGAGAAATTAAAAATATAAATAAAAGAGAAGAAGAATTAGAGAGAGAATAATTACTTAGTAAGAGTAACGATTTTAGCTACGTTAGTTGAACTATAAAGGAAAATCGTTGCTCTTACTAAGTCTATATATGTGTTAATACTATTTTTCATATCTATAATAATTATAATTTGTTTACATGAAAATTACTTTACATAATTAAGAATATGTATGCTCAAAAATTATGTAAAGTAACTAATTTTAAACTTTCCCTATAATTTAAAAAAGAGCCTTATAGGCTCCTTTATTCTGGCATATCTGCAAAAACATTTTCTATACTTTCCAATTTATTTAAAATTTAATCATCATCCACTAGACTTAAATCAACTGTTTTATCATTTAGTTGCTTTAATTTTTCTTTTTCTAGTTCTTCTTTTGTTTTAGTTGTAATTTGCTGCTGAATATTATTAGGATATGGGGTTACATTTAAAGCCATATTATTTAATAACATTCCTCCCAATATTTCTTTTACTATTTTTTCAATTTCTTCTCTATCAATTTTATTAAATTCATTATTATCTTTATTAGGATTGTATTGCCTAATAGCATCACAGACAAGATCTATTTTACTTTTTCCTGTTTCATCGCAAAGATCCATTATTTTTTCTTTAACATCTTCATTGCTTTTTTTAAAAGGAACTGTAATACTCTTAAAGTCTTTCTCTTTACTCATATTAATCACCTTTTATATTTCATTGTATTTTGCGTTAGCTATAACAAATAATCCCTCAGTACTTTCCCATTGAGGATTATCTACCACAACAGCATGTGGTATTTCTTTTAATATTGTTTCTTTTATTAAATAACTTGTACCACCACAAAATATTGGTTCAACTACATCTATACTTTGACCAGCTTTTTTTATTTGGTTTATTATTGTATTTAAATATTTTCTTTTTACATCTTGAATTACACTCATGCTTTTACTATCTTTTACGTTAGCGATAGTTAAACAATCTTCTATTAGTGATTTTAAAGCAAGTTGTGTAGTAATTGATTTTCCTTTTTCAATACTTCTAAGTGCATTAACTGTCATATTGTTTAAATAATTTCCACCAAAATCTCTAGCAAATCTAGTAGATTTAACTGGAATACAATTATTATAAATACAAAAGCTGAAATTTACTCCTCCTAAATCTATTACTGCAACTTCTTTATTCATATATTTTTCTGTGTTATTAAAAATAACACCTGAACCCTCTTGTTTTATAGTTATATCCTTTATTATAAAGCTGTATTCTTTTTTATCTACATTTACTTTTATTTCATTTCCATTGTTACCAATAAAATTTCTATAATTATCTTTTAATTCTTTTGTAGCTATTGAATCAATTGGGCATGCTAAAACCATATATACTTCATTATCTTGTGTATTAGGTTCCAATAATTCTGTTATAGCTGTATATGTACATAATTTATGTATTTCTTTTTCCTTATCACTATCGTAATCGTACAATTCTCCAGCATCCCCTAGTATTGTAATTGTATTATCTATTTTAATAATATGTGAATTTCCCTCACATTCTTCTTCAATATCGTCTGTTATACTATATTTAGATGGAAATGTTATTTTTTTAATATCTTCTGTACCTATTTCCTTACCTATAGCTTTAAGAGTATTTTTACCTGCATCAACACTTAATAAAATCTTCATTTTTTAACCCCCTATAATTTTAATTAAAAAATAATGAAATAAACCGTTAATTTAATTAAATTTTAATGTTATTTTAATTATAACTGTTTTAATTTTTTTGTCAATATTAATCCACATTAAATTTTAATTAAATTTTAATGTTATATAAGTTGATTTTAATGTTTATTACATTAATTATATTTTCCCATAAACTCTTTCAAGGCTTGACTGTATAAATCCTGCATTTTAAATTGTTTATTTTTCTTGCAGAACTTAATCCAGTCTTTATTTATGTTGTCATATACCTTTATTACCCTATTGCTTAGAGTACTTTCAAAGCTATCTATATCTATTTTTAATTCTGCAGGTCCAGGAATATCTATTATATTTTTATTTTTGTTATATTCTTGTACAACTTCTTTTAAACTATCTTTTAATTCTAAAAGTTCTTTAACTTCTTTTAATGTTTTCTCTATATTTTCTAATCTATTTATATCTAAAGTTTTAGAATTTTTATTTACTGCAGAATCTACTTCAATTTCTTTATTTTTTATATTGATTATATCTTTGTTATCCTTTTGCATAACTGAAACTTTTATATAAGTCCTATGATCCGCATCATATTCATAACCAGCATGTAAAAATTTATCATTAATTTTTACTTTATTTAAGCCAAAGTTTTTGTAAATTTTTTTTAGACTTATATTACTATTCTTTTTTAATTCTCTATTAATAAATTCTACCTGTTCACCTACTAGCAATTTATTAAAATTTTTAGACATATATAATTCCCACCTTATACTAAAATATAACTTATGCATAGCTATAATTATTATATAAGTTATTCTTTCATAAAAGTTAAACCTATATATAAGTTATCTTTTTATAAAAAGTAAACCTATGTAAAAGCTATACTTTTATAAATTCTATACAATTATATAATTTCCTTTTTTTAGAAACTTTTAAAAGATGTGATTATCATCAATAAAAATGTGGATAAATTTATATTTGAAATAAACTTATCCACATTTATCTTTACAAGAATTTTTATTTGTTGTAAAATTAAAATAATTAGAAGAAAATTTTTCGAATTTAAATAAATATATCCAAAAAAGAAGAATCCGTATAAATCTAAAAGTTTTCCAGACAACAGATTTATACGGATGCACAATAACCATTAAGGTTTTTCTCTATTTAATTTATGTAACTTAATTATAAAATATGCGTTACATATAGTCAATAGTTTTAAAGAAAATACCTCTTATTTGTGTACTTCTTATTTGGATACACAAATAGGGGGTTTTATTATGGAAAAAAGCAGATTATTATTAAAAGAACAACCAATTGTTATAAATAAAGAATTAGCAAAAATTATTGGGCTAAATGAGGCTATTGTTTTACAGCAAATAGAATACTGGATAAATTTAAATGAAACAGCTGAAAAAGATACTGTTTTTAAAAATGGATATTATTGGACATATCAAAAAATTGAAAAGTGGACTGAACAATTTCCATTTTGGAGTTATGATACGGTTAAAAGAACTTTAAAAAAATTAAGAGATAAAAATATATTAATTACTGATCGATTTAATGAAAAAGAGTACGATAGAACTATCTGGTATAGAATTGATTACGCTAAATTAAATGAGATTGAAAACAATTATAATAAAAAAGCCAATAGTGCAAAATGCCCTAATGAGGAAAATAGCCATTCTAAAAAAGAAAAAACCTGTAAACCATTGAAAAAGGCCAATAGTGCAAAATGCCCCAATGGAACAGTGC